GGTAACGATCATCCTTGCCAATGTTGGACATGCGTAGCTTACGTGCATCGAACTTACCACGTTGGGTAAACTCCTTACGCATCAGATCCTTACATGCCTCGCCAAAGTCATCAATGATCTGCTCAGCGTCCACTGACTTGTCAGGAGACTTAAACTTCACAAGATCGTAGATGTCATCTATTAGGGTGTTAACTGTTTTCATCAAAGTATCCATCAAGTATTTCTTTAGCCACTGGTGCAGCGATTACGAACCATTCATTCTTACGTTCATGTGTCTTCTCTAATAACTTGTGTACCTCACTTTCTGCTTTACGCCTGTCATCAGTGTCATAGGTTTTTATCAAGATGTAGTCCCTGTATGGGCTACCTGTCTGAAACTGCTTGAGCCTATCCTCTGCATCCACAGCCATCCCTACTTTAATCCAGCTAGGGTAGGCTGGGCTGTACAGGATGTACACTTGTCCTTCCTTTGCAGTCTTATAGTTGTCTAAAGACTCAAAGGCTGCATCACCAAAGGACTTGTAAGTTCCGGGTTTATGTAATGGGTGTGTGGAAGGTATATATTTACCATTGACCCACATTCTTTTTGAGTTTCGTTTTCTTTGGTCACTATTATGACATGGTATGCAAACGTAGTGTTGTTTGTTAAAACTAGATAAATAACAGTTCTTACCTACTGTTAGGTCTACCCCACATTTATTACACTCCTTAGTGTGTGTCTGCCCAGCTTGTTCCAACTTGGTATTCTCCTGTGAGTTTGCAGTTGAGTCCAAGTTCAATTCCTGCTGCTTCCAAACAGGAGACTGCAAGTCTTCCGTACTTGTCTGCCTGGGATTCTCTGACCTCTGCTTGCACTTCATCATGAATGTTTCCAACAAAATAATAATCTAAGTTCCATAGTATAGCATACTCCTGTAATAAACACAAGGCTTTTTTCATAACGATTGCACCGGCACTCTGAAGTAATGTATTCAGTGCTGCGTGTTCTGATCGTATGTGTAGCTTCCTGCCGTCTAATCCATTGATCCAACCGCATGCTGCTTCTTGTGTAACTCTTCCTTTAAGATCTGCATATGCTGGGAGATTAGACATAAATCGTTCTCTAAGCACTCTACCAGCACTTGCGCCTCCCTGTGCCACCGTACCAAGTTTCGCATCTCCTGCTCCGTACAACAGTGCGTAGATGAAAGTTTTTGCCTGATCTCTTGATTCAAGTCCTGCAAGGTGTTGGTTAGCAGTGTGTATGTCTCCTCCAATGACTTCATTAGTGTACTCCTTATCGTCCATGTAGTGAGCCAACATGCGTAGCTCTAAGCCACTAGCGTCAAACCCTACAAGTTTGTACCCGTCCCTAGCAATCCAGCACTGTCGGCATTCTTTGCCATACGGTGAGTAGCTTGCAGGCACTTGGGCCAAGTTAGGTTTAGAGTGTGTCATCCTACCAGTGACAGCACCATTGGTATTCACATAGCCATGCACTCTATCTGTGTCTGGGTTAGCTTCATCTACCCACGACTGCACTTGAGCAACACGCTTTTGTAACATCAGGTACTCAGCAATCATCGCTGCCTGTGGTATGTCCTTGACAGTAGACAGGACTGTTTCATCTACCATTGGCTGACCTGTGGGTGTTAGCTTACAAGGCTCCCATCCAAAGTCAATCAGGTACTCACCTATCTGTTGTCGAGACCCAAGGTTAAATGGCTTCAAGGCTCGACGCATGAAAGGAGTCCTGTCCCCAGACTGTTGTACCTTCTGGTACTCATCGTCAGTAAGTCCTACCTTAGACAGGCTGCCGTCCTTCTTGGTCTTTGGCACTACCTGTTTAACGTCCACCCACTTAGGTTTGAATACCTCATGCACCTCATCCTCTACAGCCATCTTGCGTTCCTTCAGGGTAGCAAGTAAGTCAGCAGCATGTCGGACATCCAGCAGCCAGCCATTACGTACCTGCTCCTGTATGATCCACTGCACCTCATGCTCAAGGTCAATAGAGTCCTGACTGAACTTGATAAGCTCCATCCTGAGCTTGTTGTATGCCTGCTCTGTGACACGGACATCTTGGATGCAATACTCCACCATCTCAGGTGATAGGCAAGTCCAATCGTCATGGTCGCCTTTGCCACCAAAGTTAGCTAGCTTATGACCTCCCTCACGCTGTGGATTAGCAAGCCGTGATAGCACCAAGGTATCCACCACTCTACGCTTGTCCACTGTGATGTCCCATAGCTTATCAAGCACCGGCAAGTCAAAGCCTATCAGGTTATGTCCCACCACTGGGAACTCCCCTTCCAAGGTTGCAGCTAGGCTGTCCTTGTCATAGTGCTCCTGCACCTTACCGTCCTGAATGGTCACAGCAATCCAGATGGTGTCGGGGTCAAGGCCATTGGTCTCTATGTCTAGGAATAGATTAGAGTGCATTAGCCCTATCCTCCTGCTGCGGCTTAGGCACCTCACGCATCCTGCCTGTGATCTTGTCGTACTTCAAGTAGCAACAAGCACCAGTCAATCCAGCATAACGATTCTTAAGGATACGCACTGTGGTTGTATTGCGTCTGTCCTCGTCCTCATTCTGCTGGTCACGCTCAAGACCAATCACCATGTCGGATAGCTGAGCGATAGCCTGTGATCCACGTAGTTCACTTAGACTTATCTGCCCACCGTCCTCATGTGGCTTGCCTTGAGTACGCTTAAGGTGTGACACAAGGAACAGACCTACACCTAGCTCCTGCACCAGTGACCTTAGCTTGGTCATGATAGCGTCGATAGCCTTACGCTCGTCACCGTTGTCCTGTGCTGACACAACGATAGACAGGTGGTCTAGGATGATCCACTTGCAGTCTAACGCTTTTGCCATGTAGCGCACACGAGCCAACAGATTATCTTCGCTTGTGCTACCCCAGTGGTCGAACAGATAGTACCGTCCTGTCCCCATCGTCTGCTCCCAGAACGGGAATGCAACATCAGGGTCTAAGTCTTCCTCCAAGTGCAAGGGACAGTCTGCTGCTACTGACATCACGCCCAGCGCAGTTCGAGCTACGTCCTCCTCTAAAGCTAGGATACCAATGTTGTCCTCCGTAGCGTTTAGTAGGTAGTACTCTAGCTCTCTGACTATCTGTGACTTACCCATGCCTGAGCCACTTGTGATTGTCACCAGTTCATATGGCCTGAACCCTTTGGTGTAAGTGTTCATACCTTGCCAAGGATAGGGCACTGAGCTGACCTTGATCTTGTTGGTGAGAGCTTCCCATGTATCGTTGCCTGAGATGATTCCATCCGGCTGATACACTTTAGCGTCCCACCATGCAGACACAAAGTCCTTCACACGTCTGGCCTGTAGCATCTCGTTGGCATCCTTTAGCGGGAGCCTAACGATCTTCAGCTTGTTAGGGCTGAACAGGTCTTTGACATCAGCCACAGCCTGCTTACCAGCCTTGTCGTTATCGAAGCACAGCACCACATTGTCATACCCCTCGATCCACTCTAGCTGCTCCTTGATTTCCTTGGCTGCTGATGAGGCACCAGATCTCAAAGACACTACATCATATCTCCTGTCGAACATTTCTGCTACTGACAGACAGTCAACTTCTCCTTCTGTGATTGTCAAGAACTTACCGTTGCCTCTGCACGTCTGCTGACCAAAGAGTCCAACACCTTCAGTGCTACCAGTGGCGAAGAAGTCTTTGTTCTGCACTAGCCTAACCTTGGTGCCTTTGACTTCATCAGTGTCACAGGCGTAGTAAGGGTAGATGTGCTTGGCTATCTTACCTGTCGAGTCATACTCCACTGTCACACCGTACTTGGCACAGGTGGCTTTGGAGATACTTCTGTCAGGGATGTCAGCTACTACTCCGGTCAAGTCTAACTTCCTCTTGAGTTCAGTTGGTTTAGTAGAGGTGACACTGCTGCCACCCTTACTAAATTCACGGCAGGAGAAGCAATAGCTACTCCCATCCTCGTACATAGCCTTAGCGTCAGAGGAGCCACACGAATTGCATGGCTCATGACGTACAAACTTAGAGTGCTGGGTCAACACCTGCTACTCCTTCTGATTCCAGTATGCGGATGCCGTCCATGTAGACAGGCACACCGTACACAGGGTGTGAAGGGCCATACTTAAATGATACACGGAACACACCACTAGGTATCTCATCAGCTAGTGCGAGATCCACAGCACTCTGTCCATACTGCTCCACTGCTGCTGCGATGGCTGCTTCCTCATCTAAGTTGTCCTCAGACTGTTGCTCAAGGATGAACTCGGACACAGCACGTATGTCCACACCTTTGCTGTCAATGATCTTCACAGGGTAGTTGCTTTTGAACTTACGCTGAACGATCTGCTCAGGCGGTTCACCGTATGGCTTCAAGCGTACACCCATGTTCTCAAAAGTCTGGGCATCTGTTTCGTTCAGTGTCACCAACACAGTGTAAGCACCAGTGTCTTTACCACGGTACTCCTCAGTGTTCTTGATGTGTACAAAGTTTGCTTTACCTTCAATTACCGGCATTTGG